TTGTTCCTAAACATTCCGTGTGGCGTCACGTGTTAGTCACGTTTTTATATGGGGTTGAGGGGGTGACGAGCACCCCCTGGTCTAAAGTGAGACTTGAGACCTCGTGTCAGTAAGTAATACTAAGGTCTCATTTTTCAAAAGTTCCCTTTGGGTGCTTACTGACACTTAAGTTGTTGCACAGTTGTGTGCCCATACCCTAAATTAGTTGTAAATTTATGGGTTAGGAGGTAGTTCTTTTGGGTTAGCCCTACCCGTCGCTCACGCTCCTTTCTAGTCTTGGGGGATCGTCACCGACCCCCGCTAGTTTATTTTGGTTTATAATCCCCCATATTTTACAGTCCTAAGTTGTTGCACAGTTGTGTGCCCATACCCTAAAAAATTCGTAGTTTATTAAGAAGGAACAGTCTGAGCTACACTTTCTTCAAATTGTTGCACTCTAAAAACACCTTTAGTTTTCTTAGGATAACAATATGCTGCACATGTATTTTCTACTTCATATTGAGCGGTAATAAGATTATCACTTGGAGTTCGAAGTACTTCTTCTAATCCAAGTATTTGAGCTTTATGAGAACGCAAGTTATGATAACTGCTTACTCCTAATAATGATCCAGCTACATCAACTCTAAATTTCTTCAATAACTCAGGCAATTTAGCTTTGTAATTAACAGTAATTTCCCCCTTTTTCATTACTCCAGGTTCCAATGATACAGTTGAAGTTGCAGTACAATTTTTCCAAAATTTACCTTGTGGTGGTTCTCTCATATATCCATCCGCAATTGCAGTTCCTCCAAATGCTCGACATGCTTGTGGAGATCCAGTATTATAATAATCGTCATGATGATTAGTCACACCAGTCCCTAATACTTGAGCAGCTCTAACTCTTGGATCCCCATTGCCAAATTCATATAATTTGCCTTTTAAAGGTTGATTATCAACACGTTCAATTTCAAACTCTCCTGCTGTTGCTCCTGAACCTTTAGTGCGATTCTGTAATGTCAACGCACTCCTACATTGCATTACTATAACTTCATCACTTAAGTTAATTTGTGTCTTTGTACGCCATTGAAATGCGTCAAACCCACCTACTGTATATTTATCTTTAATCAATAGAGTAAAGTTTAATGGAATATACCATGCATTAGCTCCATTAAACATATAATCAATTATTTGTTGAAATGGAGTACCTCCTGCATATATACAAATAGCATCCAATAATGATTTAAAAGTAGCATTGTTTGGAATTTCATATTGCCAAACTCTTGTAAGTCCATCTACAGGATTTTGATCTGCATATCTAATCATATAATCATATGAATCAACTCCATCCCTTAATGGTAATTCCGTATTTTCATTAAGTATTTCAATTCCAGAAGTATTGAAAGTACGTCTTAATATTGCTCCAATAATAGATCTAGCAATATTATTAACATCAAATGTTGAATGATAAACATATATAACATTTGCATCAGCTACAGTGCCATATTTCTCAACTTGGCATGTATAACCTGACTTTTGACATTTAAGAATAAATGATTTCATATTGGGTGCTGGTTGTTTAAATCTTCCTCCATAGGCTCCGGTTGCAACACTTGTGAATTTGTACGGATGTTTAGCCACCGTAAACTTCTTTTTACCAGCAAGTTTAGCTTTGCGTAAAGCGATAATTTTTTTACTTGACTTTTGTTTCGGGGAAGTTCGCCGAATGTTAGCTGGTGTTCTTGGTGGTGTAACCATTCCTCCACTATTGTATCGTCTTCTTGGTGGCATTTCTTTTGTTTTATTTTTGGCAAAGTTTTTTCCAGCTTTCCAACCTACTTGTCCACCTACATAGGCTCCAGGTACATCGGCTGCTATAAAACCTAATGCTGCTCCGGCTGCTGCTCCTAAACCACCGCCTACGTATTCCATTTTGTAAAGTTTTTTTATTCAAATTCGGTTATTTGTAACCTTCTAATTAATGCATTTCGAGTTTCTTCATCCAACTCAGGATACCAGTTAAACGGATGCAAATTAGAGGTTATCCATATCTTTTCAGCTACCAGTGGAGTGGATGATCCTTTGATCTCCACAAGCACAGGGTACCGATCGAGCCACCTGAGTATATGGGCGATGTCGATACCGCCTCGAAATTCATCAATGACAACATTCGGCTGATCTCGGTAACCATCCCAAAATTTGGTTCGCGGATCTTTAGGGTAAGCAGAAAAACCTGCTTCATCCCATGCGCGGCGAGACTTTCCAGTGCCAGTTCTACCACAAAAGACGAAAACTTGTCGCTCCATAGCAAGTGGTGTGCTATAGTCTGAAGCGATAGTGCGTAGAGTCCGGTAATGTTGAACTCGTACGTTGGCTGGGACCTCGAGTATACGACCGGACTTGGCGGATTCCCAAATAGCATCCCAGTCGGCTGGGTTGTTACGACGGTGGGGTTTTCTCCCCAACTCAAACTGGGACTCAGGCACTCGTGTTTCCTCTTTCCAGACATAGGCGTCTGCTGCTTCTGATCTACTAAGTTCACAGTGGCATTCATTTCCAAATACTTGTTTAACGACTCTTCTGGAAACTTCTAAAATAAATTCTATAAAACTTTTATTGAAGTAGGCGATGATCTGCCAGTGTTCATAACCAGTGGTATCGCCAATTTCTCTCTGCCCTTTAATGTAGGCGATTGATTGAGGAATAACCGTTGGGATTGTCCACGAATCTCTCGGGATCGTAAGTAGCCAAATTCTTCCTTGACGGCGTTCATTGCTTTCATTCTGCATCTTGCTTGTTCAAACGGTTCACTAGAAACAAAAGGATTGGCTTGAGAATCGGAATGGAAATCAAATACAGATTGATCTGGGATTGGTTTTGTCATTTCAGATCTGGGGGGATGTCGCTCCTTATATACTAGTGTGGCTTGGTGTGGCTTTGTTCCTAAACATTCCGTGTGGCGTCACGTGTTAGTCACGTTTTTATATGGGGTTGAGGGGGTGACGAGCACCCCCTGGTCTAAAGTGAGACTTGAGACCTCGTGTCAGTAAGTAATACTAA